GATTTATACTATAGGTAGGGTTTTCTGGATTAGGATTTTCTGCTTCGTTTCCTGTATAAAAAGGTGTTAAAGCCATAGTAGGTTGACTGCATAAGACATTTCCAAACTGTTGCTTACCAGTCATGCCATTATTAATATTCATATTTTGATTAATAATTGATGAATTTCCTACCGCATTAGGTTGTGCGATTACGTCAGTATCACCTTCCGCTTTAGCAATATTACTGGCTAAACACAGACAAGCTAGTAATAACGCTTGTAGTCGTGATGTCATCATTTTGAGTGATCTGTTCTGTCAACGCACCAGCAGCCCTAGTAGTGGTACTTAGTGTCCACTCAGCTGTTGAGTCTGTTGGAGTAAATATTGCATCTGTAGCTTCAATGCCACCAGAAGTGTCTGAAGTAACAGTGATGTTCGTAGCTTCCCATGTATTAAGGGCCGATCCGTATTTCTCGGTAACTATACTGCGAGTTATTGTTTGGGTAGTATTCTCAGTTCTATTGCTTGAGCCAGTAGTCCAGCTTGGTGTTTCAGCGTGTACTGCTAAAGGCAAACTTAAAAATGTTAATAAAAGTAGCTTTTTCATTTGATGCCAGATTTACTATTCTTATTATCTACTATAACTGATTTTTTCGAGTTGCCATTATTACCTTTTACAGCTATTCCATAACTGCTAGCAATATTTCCCACAAGGCCAGCAGCAAAGGTGTCTAGTCTAATTTTTTCCATGTATCCAAGAGTCATAACTGATAAGGCCCAGCAAAGGATTATAAATCTAATGCCATGTCCAAAATAATCTCGACTTTCTTTTTCTTCCGCTTCCATAATTAGAGTTTATTGTTTTATGTTAGCATTTTAGCTATGTTTGGAAAGTAACACAAAAAAATTATGATACGCATACTAAAACCTATTCTTATGACATTCGTAAAAACGAATGGAATTAAAAAATTAATTATTGATCTTTTAAAGTCTTTGGCAAAAACCACAGATAATACAATAGATGACCAAATTGTTGATTATGTGTCAGTACATTTATGGCCTGAGGAAAAGTGAAAAGTATTATAAATATACTCACTACAAAACCTAGTTTAGAGTCTGAGTTTGCTGTAGAAAGTTCTATTAATGAACTTAATAAAATTAATGACATAGATGAGTTAAGAGAGTTAGCAAGCGTACTTGCGCGAGCTAATTTTAGACAGTCAAAATTTATTGCCAATTCATTAGAAATAATGTGCAATCAGCAAGACATGATTCATTATCTCGAAAAAAGAAAAACTAAAAAAAAAGTGCCTCTAATGAAGCACCTTAAATATATTTTGTTTGGGAAAGATTAGGGACTTACATAAGAGCTGCAAAAAACTTGATGCCCTATTTTATACTTCTTCAGTAATTTCACACCAAACAAAGTGATTTTGGTGTCTATTTACCATTCGATCCAAAGGGTCACGAAATACACATTCATAAGTTTTTTTTGAAGCAGGGTGGTAAAATATTTGACCCTCGTAAGGATCGTTAGGGAATTTAGAAAGGAAGGTCATCTATTGACTCTGAGTTGCTCTGTAATGAGTCTTTTGGTGGTAATGGGGCTAGTTTACCACTATTGCCCCACATGCCGCCCCAAAGCGTAAATCCAGCCTCCTCGTGGTACTGATTTTTGTCTGTGTAGACTCTAATTGTTGTACCTTCTTTTTCTGCCTTATCGTGCATTTTCATAAAAAACTCTGCAGCTTTGAGTGCATTTTCGAGAGTAAAATCAAAAATTACATTTTTCTCAGGCGCATAATCGTTGGAATAGTTAGTCATGTTGTCAACGACTCTGAATTTAGCATTAAATGCTGGTTGTACTTTAGCCATAGTTAGAAAGGGTTTTTCGGTGTGATGTTGTTTTCTTTTTCCCACTTGAGGATTTTGTTAAGTTCATAGCGAACTTTGGCAGAACCAGAGGCAACTGCATATTTAGGAAGTGTGTAGTACTCAGGCCCACGATTTTTACGCCTCCAATCAGCAATAGTTGCTGGACTTAGTCCATATCTTTCAGCCAACTGGTCAGAAGTTAAAAATTGCTGTTCTGTGTGGTTCATGGTGTTAATGCTTTCCTCCTAGCTTTAATTAAGTCGATAAGTTTATTATATTCATCTCGGTTAATTTTCCCTTCATCTAGCCTCGATGCTAGGGTATCGTAGTGTTTGTCTAGTTGACCCTCAGTAGTTGACTTCACAATAGCGTCACGAGCCAATACAGCTATGTTTTGTTTAGGTGTGACATTTGCTTGTCTTTTAGATGGTGTGGCTTTTTGTTTTTCTGGTTCGATCTCCATGTTGTTATCCATGTCAGTCTCTAGACCAAGAATTAATTTAATACTGTATCTTCTTTGATAAGTAACAGAACCACCCCATACGTGTGCTTGATTTTTACTTTCTAGATCTCTTGGAGGTAGAAAGAAAGGTAGTTCACTGACTTCTTCATGTCCACCAATATGCACTAATTTAGTTTTTATTGTGGTTTGACCTGTTGGTGTACAACCAAAAAGTTGTGATAAATGAAAGCCGTTTTCATGTAGGATTGGCTGGACTTTAGAAAGCATCTGCTCCAAGGGCAAATAACTGTATCCAAATTTTCCAGCACCTACTTCTTTAGTTCTTACCAAAGATGGAAATTCACGTTGTGCTTTTTGTAATGCTTTGATAAAAGCAATTTTCGGATTGATTTCAGACATTAAATTATTCCCTCCATTTGGTCTAGTGTTGGATCTTGAATAGTAAGGACATTTGCTACATCAGAAGGCGGTGCCATAAATCTAGTTTTTTTAACTTTGTTAATGTGAAAGTTAAATAATCTGATAAAAGCATTTAGTTGGTATCTTTGATAAAAAGAACCTCTCAATCTAAAACCTTTTTGCATAAGTTGATTTCTGTATGACAAGATTGGATTATCTATTTCTAGATTAGTCCCTTCAGAAAATTGAGTTAAAAATTGAATCAAAATTTTTTGTTTAAATTTTTTTTCTAGTACAAGTTTGTAAAAAGGTATTCCTGCGCTTAAATGAAAATAATGAAATTTACTGTGATAGATACGCATTTCTTGAATAATTGTGTCCCAATCTGATTTTTGCTTTTCGTACTCATTATGGATCTCCATGTGAGTTGGTACTACTACATTGCGCCAAGTACCCTTAGGATAATTTTTGTACAAAAGATAAACTTTAATACCAGCTGCAAGATGTTTTGCCGCTGCACTACCTTTAATGTAAAGACCATCAGCAGCTGTTCTAGCAGTTCCTGTGTCGACACAATGAAATATTTTTGGATCCATATTTCTAGCAACCATAATTGGCAGTGTTTTGCCAGTTTTTACAATCGCTAAAAGTCTGTGTTGTCCATCTAATAAATTGCCGTCTTTGTCGAAAGCAATACCTTGATTAGTTAAAATCCATTCTCCATTGTCAATAGAGGTAATTAATCTTTTTAGATTAGCTGGTTTAACTTTTCTGTTTTTAGTGTTTTTTTCTTCTAAAACGTGTTCTGCAAAGTCAGGGGTAATCTGTTCAATGCCAAATGAGGGTAAAGTAGTTTCAGTCATAGTTGCCGAGCCAGTAGGGTTTTTCGAGGGTTTGGATACCGTTTGGTTCGGTATCGGTGTAGCCGAGCCATTTGCCAGACTCATTCGCTTCAAATATTTTCAGAAGCGCTTGTTCTTGAATTTCATAACCTAAATCAAGAAATTCATCGCCTAAGGTGTAAACTCCTATATTGAATGGGAAAACTTTTTCTATAACTACAAAGACAAATCTTTTACAATTTGTGCCTTGTAAATAATGTGCCGCTTGAAGATGGTAGTTTAAGTTTGTAATTGTTCTAGTAAAACTTTCTGGGGACGCTCCACCTTCTCCTGTAGTTTTTAAATCTACAACGGTATCTCCATTAATTTTGTCGCAGCGACATTTTAGGTCTAGACCAGTTGAACCATGTTGCCACCAAAAACTTTGTTCTGATTGGCCTTTGTCCAGTAGTTCCCACGCCACAGCATTATTGCATATTGATTGCAACATATTGTCAGCCAATGCAGCGTCTTGTGGTGTGATTACGGTTATGCCTTGTTTCTCATATTCGAGTGCTTGTTCTTTGCCTTTTTTAGTGCGTCTATCTTCTACAACTTTAAATTTGCCGTAGAATGAATCGTTTTCTAAAATCATGGCGTGAAACATTGTGCCAAACTTCATAGCGGGTGTTGGAAGTTTTGGGGGGGCCAGTTCATTAAACTTTGCATGCCATAGCGCTCTTGCATTTTGCTTAGTGATAATTTTTAGGTCACTAGCGCTGTATGCAGGATCTGCTTTGTAACTTGCAAAATCTACTGAAACTGGCTGGATTTCTGAAATAATCATTGTTATAATAAGTTGGGCCGTTAGGGGCTTTTCTTGGGGTAAATACTGGTACGAGAAGTTGGATCTCCTCTGCCAGTTTTTTTTATGGTCAGCAACAAATTTGTATATGCTGCTACGACCAAAAGTGTTAAACAAACAGCGTTATACATTATTTTTTTCAGCCTCGATTAAACCTTTTAACTCTTTGGTAATATCACGCATTTGTTTAAAAAGCTTGGAACTCCTTTCTTCTAATGCTATTAGCTTGACAGGATTTTTTTCTCTAACTTCTTTTACAATTAATTTCTTGTATTCAGCATTTATTTTTTGATACCTTTGTTCTAGCTCTTTAGTTTTTGCACCTAGTGATAAGCCATAGTAATGAAAATTCACTGCACATTCATCTACAGGAATTTCTACTACTAGCTCAACTTGTTTTTTATCCTTTGGCTCAAACATCAAGTGTTGTAGTGATGTAATTTCATAAGGACAATCTTTAAGCCATTGCTGTAACTTAGGATTTGTGAAATCTAAGTGCTGGCCATTGCGCTTCATACCATTGATTTCAGCCATTAAAAGTTTCCTCCAATCTGTTTTCGTTTTGATGAGCATTAATAGCTTTTTCACTTGCTATTTGTGCGTGTTCGTGGGTAATCTCTGGGTCCATAAGTAATACCATAATTAATTTGCTAATTTCGTTTATTTGGGCTGGTTTTGCTGCTATGTCATATAAAAGATAAAATCCGTGAAATAAAGCCTCATACTTATCTTTAGGTTTTTCAAATCTCATTTGGCGACCTCCTGACAAGCAGCGACAACACCAGCTTTACAGTCTGCTAATGTCATGTCGTATAAAGTGCCAGTTAGGGTCGTGTAAAACAACCCTGATACTGCGATCATTAAAAATAAATTTCTCATTTGTTTTTACCTATGGTGTTGCATTTTTCAATAAACTTTGCAACTGAGTCCATAGTTTTTTGTGAAACTTTCATAACCTTTGCAGCTTCTTCAGCACCGCCAAAAAATTCATTGATGTGGCAGCTGGTAGTTTTACTATGGAACTTTTCTGTGACCATATCGTCAGCTAGTTCAGCAGTAGGCTTAACTGCAACGAATGTGTCGTAAGACTTTAAAAAAGTGCCTTCAGGATAAGTAACAAGGGTAACATTCTTAGACATCACTAAACCTCACAAGTAGTATTAGCTTTTTGTCTAGCTATCTGTTCTAGTAAAGTCCTGATTGTACCAGCATAGCTATCTTCATGTGCTTCTTGAAACTCTTCTTCATCATCAGGAAGCATTGCTTTGGCCTCCAGTAGTATGTTTTCAAAGTTTTCTAGCTGCTCATCATTGCAACTGATTTGTAAAATGTTTTCCATAATTTTGCGAGAATAAAAAAGTGGTACCGACCACATTACTATTATGACTCATCAATGGACAGAAGTAAACCCCCATAAATAGAAAGTTTCAATATCTAAATAAAACAAATGTTTATTGATGTTTACAGTTGCGCTTTTTCTAATAATGGTTCATAATAGGTTTATGGCGGAAGCGCCAGTTCTTTACATTCTCGCAAATGAAATTCGAAACACCAGAACACATCAAACAACACCTAGTTGAGACAATCACTAGCGCATTTATCGCTGAAGTTCAAGCTACTTGTAAGCACAAGAATGAACAAGTAGATCATCACAAAGCTGCTGGCATTAGATGGCCTTTCACTAGCACAGGTCATTATGTCAGAGAAGTTGACAGAAGATTACAAGAAAAGTCTCCTGTCTTTGGCTGGGATGAACCACGTTACTATCCACACTACGCAAACATTGTTAAAGATGCACAGGCTCAAGCTGATGCAGCAGTTGGTTTACTTGAGTCAAGAATTGGTCAGCACATGACCGACCAAGAATACATCTGGAAAGTAGATTTAAATGTCAACTACTCTAACCAGCTTATTGAGGGTCGTGTTTATGGTCACGTTTATGATTACATCGCTGACGAAAGGACTATCGAAGAGCGTAGAGAAGCTACCAAGTTTGAGATTTATGTTCGCATGATCTGGAATTACAGATATGGCGAAAACTCAGCTAATGGCCATCTTACTCAGTACACACAGTTTAGATCAGAAAGACATGGCGCTGAGATGATCGGCAAAAGCAAAGTTCAGAGAGCTACCGATGAAGAAAAAGCTAAGAAAGCTGCAGAGAAAAAAGCAGCAGCAGACGCTAAGCAAGCAGCTAAGTGGGAAAGATTTGCTAAGTTACCAGTTCAGTTAGAAAAGTGGTTGACTAAAGAAATTCACACCGAGGCTGCACTTATTACTGAAGAAGGTCTTGCAAAGTCTGAGGCTGATTGCAAAGCGATGGGTGCTACATTCGACAGAGAGTGGCGCATAAAATCAGTGAGCCAAAGGATTGAAAAAAACAACGCTATGAGAAATGACGTTAGAGCTTGGCAGAATAATGATTCTGAGCTTAGAAAGTTATTTGCTGAAGGTGTTGACACTAGGCAAAAGCTAAAAGATCTATACGGAGTCTGGTAAAGACTCCCTTTTCTCTTTCTATTAAATTTATTTACTAATCATCATGGCAAAAAAAATGACTAAAGCAGAAGCACTTAAAGACTTCAGAGAATTATTTAAAATTTTTGGTAAACGTGGCGATGCTATAGCCAAAAGAGAAAATTGGAACAACTACACAGACGCACTTTGCAAAGAGGGTCTAATCACACTAAAACAATACGAAAACTGGGGGCAACCATTCTAATGTACGAAAATTTTCAAGAAAACTTACTGGATAAATGTAAGCAAAGACTTTTATGTTGTGACCAAAAAATTATGGAGTTAGCTGAAGAACTAAAAAAAGTCAAAGCAGACAAAACAGAAGTTTTAAAACTACAAAAAGCAATTAAGGAGATTAACTAATGTCTAAAGATCAAATCGTTAACAAAGAAAAAGCTGACAGGTTTTTGAGAATGTTTCCACCGCGTATGAAACAGCTTGACAATCAAATCAGGCTGGTAAAAAACTGTTCTAACAAAGATGGCTATGAATGGGGTTTTACTGAAACAGTTCCTACTTTCTTTATCGTAATTTTTTATAGATTAACATTATGCGCCAAAAAGTTTGGCTTAGATGTTGATGTAAGGATTCAAGGGCGCGATATTGAAGATGTCTACGAAGACGCTAACGACAAGTTTCAAGAACAAAATGCCATCTGAACAATCTCTAGCATTTGAGGCAAAATTGCATTTCTGTTGGCTAGAACTGCAAAAGTGGAAACACTACTTATGCCATAAAAGAACAGTAGAAGAGGTAGAAACAGCATTAGCTGCAACTTATTCTCTACTAGATACGATCAAAGATCTAGAGGACAAAATTTACAATGAAAATATACCTGAATACGATGATCCTTTGAATTAGGTGTATGATCGGCTAGTAAGCGATTACACATTCTTGCTATCCAAACACCTCTATGAACATTTTCATGTATCTCAGAGCCGAAGATGGGGCAGCCTTGAGAGACTTTCTAAAAAAGAATCCAAGTGTAAAAGGTACTGTTAGAGAAAAAGAGTTTTTAGATGCTGGATTGATCGCGCGGGTCTGTTACTCTTTGGAAGTAGAGCTAAATAAACTTTAGTCGGGGAGCCTGACGGCCTATTGCAAAGCTAGGTCTGAAAGTTTAGGAAAATTGTAGCTAAAAATCTACAAAAGACAGGGAGGCTATTCTATGCGAGAAGAGAATAGTTTACTCATCCCCCGACTAATTAATTTTTTTAATCTTTATTATCGTAAGGGGCTTAACAGTCTCTTTTTTATTGCAATAATATTTTTGGGCATGCAAACTTACCACTTGCGAATCGTCAGCAATCGCAGATAATGTTAAAGCATCTAAAGTGCTACGACATAATTTGTCAATATCTCCCTGTCTCCTATTAGGATATTTTGGCGCTGATGGTTTCACTTCTCTACTAGCGTATAAATGTGAAATTGGTCTTTCAAACCAGAAAATTAAATCAATGTGGACAGGTTCAACAATTATTTGTTTCACAACTTTATTTGCTTCTACCCTAACAGCTTCTTTCCATGGCCCTACCCTTTTACACATCTCAACCATTATTCCGCGTCCAACGTGCCTCTTGCTGCCCTGTGGAGCAGCTTCAATACCATCAACAGTAATTACATAATCCATAAAAAATGAGTTTTATACCAGAAAATACTCCTTTCGTATCTTTGCCCACTGCCTTAAAAGGAAGAATCAGCCCACACCAGTTGACGGTGTTATGGGTGCTGCAAAGCTACTATCCGAATATTTGGCCCAGTTATAGCACGATTGCTAAAGACGCGGGTATGTGTCGAACAAAAGTTATTCATACAGTCGAGCAACTATGCTGTCTTGGCTGGTTACAAAAAGTAAATCGAAAAGATGAAAATGGAAAAAAAACTAACGCTTATCGAGTTACAGTTTGGCACGAATGTAGAGTCCCAGCACCCTCACAAACCAGTAGCCAACCGACGTCCATCTCAGCAACCAGTACACCTGATGAACTAGGTCGGTGTATCTCAGCAACTAGGGGTGGTTTATCAGATGAACCTAAAGTAAAACAAGTTAAACTAAAACAAAAAACAAAAAGAAATAAATATACAAAAGATTTTGAGAATTTCTGGAAAATGTATACAGAAATGAACTGTGACC